ATTCTGCGCACGATGCGACGCTGCGTCGTAGTCGACGGCGAGGCATTTGCGATTCTCTGCGACTACCCGCGGCAGCGAACAAAAGTGAAACTCTCAGTTCGACTTGTCGAGCCGGAGCAAGTTAGCGAGGGTCCGATTTCCGCGCTCATGCAACCCGTCGAAGGCATCGTCTTTGATGACTATGGGATGCCGGCGGCGTATCACGTACTGCGGCGACATCCCGGTGACATCGCGGTCGCCGACATCGACTACTCGTACGAGACGATACCGGCGGATTCCGTGATACACTACTTCCATCGCGAGCGACCGGGCCAGTGGCGCGGTGTGCCTGAGATTACGCCGGCGCTGCCGCTGTTCTCGATCTTGCGTCGGTTCACGCTTGCGACTGCAGCCGCGGCTGAAACTGCAGCGAATCTCGCAGCCGTGTTGCAGACCGATTCGGCTGCGTATATTCCGCGCGATGCCGAGCGATTCGCGCGCGAACTCGTCTGGCAATTCGTCGATCTTCGACCGCGAAGTGCTACCGTGTTGCCACCGGGCTGGCGACTTTCGCAAATGACCGCGCAACACCCGACCACGACCTATGGCGATTTCGTGTACCACCTCATGAGCGAAATCGCGAGGTGCTTGAACGTGCCGGTCGTAGTCGCGCTCAACGACTCTTCGCGAGCGAACTTCTCGAGTGGCCGACTCGATCTTCGCAACTGGTATCGCGCGCTCGAAGTCGAGCGTGCGCGGATCGAAGCGATCGTACTTGAGCCGATGCTACGAGCGTTCTATCGCGAGTGGCGCATCGTTGACAGCGAAGCGTCAGTACTAGTCGGCTTGGGTCGCGATGTTCCGGATCACGAGTGGTACTGGCCTGCTCTTGAGGGCGTCGATCCGGAGAAAGAAGCGAAGGCGCAGCGATTGCGTCTTCAGAGCGGTCTTACGACGTTCGCGTACGAGTACGCGAAGCAGGGTCGTGATTGGGTGAGCGAGTTGCGTCAGCGAGCGAAAGAGTACGCGCTCGCGAGCGAACTCGGTCTCGATTTCCTTTTCGAGAAAGGAGGTAATAGCGATGCCGAAGACGACGAAAAAGTTTCTTCGGATTCGAGCGAAGGCGAGGATTCGCGCGCAGGATCCTGAAGACGAGCTCGAAGACGAAGAAGACGAAAACGAAAACGAAGTCGCTGCGCAAGACGAAGAGTCGCAGCCGGCGACCGAAGAAGCGCAGCCGACTGACGATGCCGCGTCAGGGCTAAGAAGAATCCAGATCGTCGCGTACACCGGCGGTACGATGACCGTCGAAGGTTGGCCGCTGCCGGTCGTGGTCGATCTCGACGGTATCGAGATTCCGACGAGTTCGTTGCCGATTCGTTACGCGCATGACGAGTACGCCGGTATCGGGCACACAACGAATATCGCGATCGAGGGCAACGAGATCGTAGCGGACGCCGTGGTGTCGCGTGACACGGAGTACTCGAGAGACTTTCTCTCTTCGATCGAGAACGGCTTTCCGTGGAAGGCATCAGTCGGTCTCGAGGTCGTTGAGTATCGCGAGATTCCTGACGGCGCGGAAGTCGAAGTCAACGGGCAGTCGTTTATGGGTCCGCTCTACGTAGTTGATCTCGCGGTACTTCGCGAGATTTCGATCGTCGACGTGCCCGCGGACATCGGCACGTCAGTTGTGGCCGCGAAAGCCGCTCGGAGGGTTGAAATCGTGAAACGAATTCTCGGGAAATATCCGCACCTCGCGGAACGTGCGATTCAAGAGAACTGGTCGACGAAGAAGTGCCAGCTCGCGGCGATTCGCGCGAGTCGACCAAGCAGTCGTGTCGTGCACGCGTTCGATGCCGACGTAGACACGACCGAAGTGCTGACCGCCGCAGTCATGCTTCGCGCTGGCGGTTCAGTCGCGAAGAGCGTGGAGAAGAAATTCGCGCCGCGGATCGTCGATGCTGCGTCGAAATATCGCAACCTCGGTTTGCTGCAGTTAGCGCGCGAGTGCCTGCGACTCGAAGGTCATCGCGTCGATCCGTATTCTTCGCCGGTCGACGTGATTCGTGCGGCGTTCAGCGTACGATCGTTCCCGAATCTTCTGCGCGAGTCGGCGTATCGAATTCTCGTTTCGACTTACGAGACGATGCCACCGACGTGTCTCCGGATCGCGCGAGTCGTGGAGACCGTAAACTTCATGCCGCACACGCTCGCGAGGCTCAACGCGTTTGCGCAGTTCGAGCGCGTACCGCCGAGCGGTTCGATCGCGCAGGAGCGCATCGGCGATACCGGCTGGCAGATCAAGGTGGACACGTATGGACGGTTGTTCACGATCACGCATCAAGACGTTATCAACGATGATCTCGGTGCGTTTCTCGCGATTCCGCAGGAAGCTGCGCGAGGCGCGATTATCGCACTCGAGAATCTCTTCTGGAGCACGATCGTTGCGAACCCGAATAACTTCTTTAGCAGCGGTAACGCGAACGTTATCACAGGTGCGCCGCTTACGATTCCGAATCTCGATCGCGCGGTCGAAAGGATGCTGGCGCAGACGGATCAATTCGGCCAACCGGTCTTCGTGAAACCGAGTTTCCTCGTCGTACCGGTCGGACTGAAAGCGACCGCTGAGAATCTGTTCAGCGCTGTGACAATCGTGATTGCGGGCAACAGCGATCGTACGTTGCCGGTAACGAACGCCTATGCCGGCCAATTCGAGCCGGTCGTTACGCAGTATCTGCCGACGAACGGCGCAAACTCGACGTGGTATCTGGTAGCTGATCCCGCGACGACACCGGCGTTCGCAGTCGCGTTCCTGCGCGGCCAAGAGACGCCGGTCATCGAAGAGGTGCAACCGAGTCCGCAATTCCTCGGCTACTCGGTGCGTGCTTACTGGTACTTCGGCGTCGCGTTACTCGACCATCGTGCCGCAGTACGCGCAACACCGTGATAGTAGTGAGAAACAATGAACGCAACACTCGACGTTTTCTTCAAAACACTACTTCGCAGTCGCGGCGTTCGGCTTCGGTTACCGAACGGTTCCGAGATCGACGCCGTAGTCGCACGCCGCGATTCGCAATCAGTGTCACTCGGCGGTCAAGTCGCAGCCGACACAACGACGCAGTGCTTCGTTGTGCGCGCTAGCGACTTACCGTCGGGTTATTGGCCGCGGGTCGCAGACGAGATTGTCAATGTCGCGACATCGCAGCGGTATATCGTTGTGCGTGCTATCGGGGGTGCACACGCAACGACTTCGAGTGATCCCTACGGTTTTCTCGTTCGTGTGTGGACTAGATTATCGTCCTGACGGACGAAATTGATGTCCTAACGGACAAGGTTAGTATCCTAACGGAGGTGAACAATGCTCATCACAGTCAAGCATCACGATTTAGTAATTCCGGTCACGTTCGGTTCGGATCACCCTGCAGGTGCGCTTATTTTCTTCGGCGACCTTCCGACCGTTACGCTCGAGCCGGTGAAAGGTGGTACTAGAGCCGCAGCGGCTGTGGGCGCCGTTATCGAAGGCCCGCGAGAAACTGGCGCAAGCTGGGCCCCTGGTACCGTCGTTTATTGGGATGGTTCAAACTTTCGGTTCACGACGACAGCAACCGGTAATAAGCGTGTCGGTGTAGTAGTCGGTGACACCGTTCCTGGATCAGCGACTCGCGCACTCGTGTTGATGAATCGATGATCGCGAATCTACTAGATGCCGTTGTTGACGCGCTCAACGGTCCACCACTAGCGGCTTCCGTTGCAGCGTCAAAAACGTGGGCGCACTATTGGGTCCTCGCACGCGAGACGCCCGATGTGTGCGTCGTTACGTTCGTTCGCTCCGAGCGCGAGCGACTTTCGCGATCGCGATTTCGATTTCTTCTTGACGTAGAAATCGTTCGCGCGCGGCCGTACGTAGATGCGTATTCGATCGAGACCGTTGTAAACGACGTGCACTCGATTGCATCGCGCATCACGAGTCAAGAAGTACTCGAACGTAGTGGTATCGCGTACGCGTTCGATTCGATCTCGTTTTCCGATCCGATCTACGAGATCGAGGAAGTATTCGATGAAAGTTCGTTCGTTCGCGCGAGTGCAACCGCGCGCTACGCCGTATTGGAGCCGTTGTGATGGCATCGGAGTCGATCGTAAAAGTCAAGCAGCTTTTTCTCGATCGCGCAGCGGTTACGCGTTATTTCGATCGCAAGACGCTACGCGTTTTCAAGCGGTTCGGTGCGTTCGTACGACTGGTCGCGCAGCGAAGTATGCGCCGACGCAAGTCCGCGTCGCCACCGGGACAACCGCCGTCGGCGCGTAAGGGGCAGCTGCGAAAGCTCATCTTCTTCTCGCTCGACGAGCGACGAAAGAGCGTTGTGATCGGGCCGACACTATTGCGTCCTGACTCGCCGGTGCCGGCGCTTCACGAGCACAGCGGCGTACGTCGATACGGCGCACGTGTCGCGAAGTATCCGAAGCGCGAATACATGAGGCCCGCGTTTCGCGAAGGGTTGAAGAAACTGGCGCAGTTCTATAAGGAGGCGAAGTCATGAGTCGAACACGACTAGGGCACCTCGCGAAGCTCTACGTCGACAGCGCGAATAACTGGACCACGCCGACGTGGGTTGAGGTGCCGAATGTCAATAACCTGACACTAAACTTGTCGCATGCGACCGCGGACGTGACGACGCGTGCGCATGCGGGTTGGCGCACGCAGGTCGCGACGCTGAAAGAAGCGACCATCGAGTTCGATATGCTCGATGTCGCGGGTGACCCGAGTGTCGCGCAAATTCGTCAGGCGTTTTTCGCTCGCAGCCAGCTGCACGTTCTTTGTCTCAACGGTCCGCGTACCGAGGTCGGTTCGTGGGGCTTGAAAACGTTGGTTGAGGTGACACGCTTCAATCGCTCCGAGCAAATGGGCCAGGCCATCGTTATCTCGGTTACGTTCGTGGTATCGCCGCTACTCGATGGCGGCGTGTATCGTTATCCCGAGTACTTCGAGGTAACGTCCTGATCGCGTGAGGGAGCGGAGCGACACACGAAGTGGGAGCGGAGCGACACACGTACGTGGAGTGACAGCGATGCGACATCGATTTACGGACGAGCATGGCCGCGAGTACGAAGTCGCGCGGATCAGCTTCGCGCGATATCACGATCTTCGCGACCACGGATTCGATCTTGCGAAGTGGGCCTCGGAGGCGCTTGCACGCGTAGTGCGACCGGACACTACGACCGC